ATGGGCCTGGAGCTTCACGCTGTACATCGCCTTCACGCCCTGATCCAGTGACGCTACAACGCTCTGCGTGGTCTGAATCGCGGCCCCGTTGGCGCTCGTTTGCGCCTGGACGGTCTCTACACGCTTCGCCTGCGCCTCGATCTCATTCGCGCGCACGATGACCTCGGTGGCTGCTCGAGCAATGGTGTCCCACCCCTTCAGTGCATCCGCTTTCTCTCCGGTAGCCGGCTCCCGGCGCGCGGCTGCTTGCAGCACGTCCAGGCTGGAGGCACTGGACTGAACAACACCGTCGAGCTCTTCAATCGCGGCCGCATTCTCAGTCACGCGTAACGCAAGGGCATCGACCGATTCGACGAGCTCGCCCACATCAGCCCAGTAAACGGGGTTCGGCGGCGGATTGCCCGCGGGAACGTCCTGGAGGGCTTGATAGAACCTGCCGTTCAATCGAACGATCTGGCCCTTCTGGTATACCGTGCCGGCGTCGTAGTACTGCTCCATCAACTGGTCGACGTTACCGCCGATTTGCTCGATGTTTTCGAAGAACTGCTCGCCGAGGGCGGACTCGACGTACTCCTTGGTGATCAGTTCGTTGTACTCGCTCGCATCCGTCGAGCTTATGCCGTCGACCCAGGCCGACCAGGGGCCGACGTTGCCGGTCCTGTCGATCAGCCGCCCGCGGAAGGCCAGGCGAGCGCCGGCCGCCAGCGAGGTCAGCGTGTGGGTGTCGGTCGGGTATGCGAACAAGCCCAGGGCAGTTGCGTTCTGTTCGCTGCCGCCCGGGGTGACCGACTGCTGGATCTCGGTGTAGGCGGTGTCCGCCGCTCCACTGGCCGGGAATCCCCACTCCAGACCGATCTTCCACGGCCCGCTGGTGGTACGCAGGAACGCCAGCGCCGGCGGCGCGCCGGTCTTGCCGGTGATGTTGGTCAACACCGAGTTCGCTGGGATCGACGACACGTTCATGGAGTTCACAGCCCGCACGCGCGCAAGGTACTGGCCGGTGTATACCCCACGTACTTCCACCATCAGCTCCCCCGTACGCGGAACCCTGACCCACTCGCGCGAGCCCCAGCGCCACTCTACGTCGTACGCTACCGCGTCCGGTGCCGCGTCCCAGGCGATGGTCATGATCGTGACCGCCAGGCCTTGCTCGACCGCGATGTGCTGCGAGATCAATACGCGTGCAGGTGGATCCTGCACCCCGGACGGGAGGACGCTGATCGGCCGAGAATCGATGATCGCCCCGTGATCGATCGCATCAAACTTGCCGGGCTCGTGCTGGATAACCTCAAGCTGGAATTGCTCCCAACTTGGTCTGGTCACGTTCTTGACGTAGAACTGCATCAGGGCCAGGTCGTCGTAGTCGATCGCCCAACCGCTCTCGGGGGAAGGCTCTTCGCTGAAGTCGGCCACCACCGTTATGACGCGTCCGTCCTGACCTTGAATCGCCCTGGCTTCCGAGCGCCCACTGGGCAGGTTGACTCGCAGCCGCGCGCCGACCGGGATATCCACATCTCGGTCTACGGTGATTGCTCGTCCAGATACCGCCGAGATCCTGCCGCCATTCGCACGACCGGCAAGCATGGGGTCTGCCAGAGCCACCACCTGTCCAGGGCGCGGGATGAATCCATCCAGGCCAACCTTCCAGACGGCACCACGAGTCTGCAACTGCTCAGTCATAAGCGCCCACTCCCCCGCCCGCTGCGCCTGACCCTGGCTGGTGCAGCCGAGAGCCCCGACCGATACCTCCCTGACGATCCCGCCAAGCTCGATAATCGCATCCTCGTCGAAGACCGGCTCTTTGTCTGTCTCGAACGCATTGGCCGGGTTGTCCCAAGAGACCATTGCCAGCGAATGGCGGTCTCGCGTCCGCGTCCCCGAATACGCAACCACGCCATCGTTCAGAATCTGCGACGTGGTATAGGTGTAAACCGGGTCCTGAGGCATGTCGGCGTTGACAGTGATCTGGCTACCATCCCAGAACGCCAACCCATGAAAGATTGCAGCGAGATCCTGAAGAACGGCATACGCCTCCTCTTGCTTCTGAAGATAGAGGTTACAAGTGAACCGAGGCTCTTGACCGCCCTTCCCGTCCGGCACCAACTGGTCGCAGTACTGCGCAATGCGATAGAGGGCCCAACGGTTGACCATGCTCTGGTCGATGCGCTCACCCAGGCCGTAATAGGGGTTCAACACCAGGTCATAGAAGACCCAGGCCGGATTGTTGGAATAAGCCTCCTTGAAGGTGCCGTCCCAAACGCCATTCGTGGTACCGGGGCCGCCGGTAAAATAGGTCCGAGTCTCAGGGTCATAATTCATCGGAACCCGCACGATCCGCCCGCGCATGAGCGCAGAGAACTTCGGAAAGTCGCCCCCGAACTGCTGGGCGTCATACTCCACGCAGCCAACGGCGGTGAGCGGAAACTCCTGGTTGCTGTCGACAACTTCAGCTATCGCAGTCAGCACCATGGTGTCCTGGACCAGAGAGCTGTTCGCCTCCGGCGTGATCCGCCGCACGCGAACCGCCCAGTGCCCTCCTGCCGGCAGGTTGATCCGATGAGAACGGTAGTAAGTCGTAACGTTCTTCCGGTCGACAAACGTGCTGAGTACGGTCTGGTAAGGAGCGCCATCCGTGGCGACATCGATCGCGTACTCAATACGCACCCCATTGATGTTCCCGGACGAATCCTGCGCCTGCAGGTTGGGCCAGGACAGGCGCACGCGTACCGCATCCGCCGTGGCGTTCGTGACGGTGTAGATGTAGGGCCGCGTGCTGAGCAAGGTCTGGCCCACCGCAATCTCGTTGCTGGACTCCGCTACACCTTCCAGTCGCTCCTGATTTAACTCGCCCGGTCGAAACTGCCACTTCACGTCGGGGTAGTTCAGCGTGCCGTCTTCTGCCTGGATCGGAGTACCGTCAAGCTTGATCGACTTAAGTCCATTGACTGGGCCAACAATCGGCCCCCAGCTCAGGAGATACACGATCCGAGCAGTGGACAGCGATGCGACGCCGTTCTGGGCGATGTGCGGCTGCTTCGGCTTGGAGCTGCCCCCCTTGCTTCCACGCAAAGGCTGATGGCGATTCTTGGTCACAACAGACATTTTTGATCTCCAGAAACAAGAAACCCCGCCGAGGCGGGGTCTGGCAGCAGTCGTGCTAGAGCTGGTCTTCCGTGTAGACCCCGCCCGACTCGACGGCGCCGCCGATCTCTCGCTCGCCGTAAAGCACTGGGTATGGGTTGCCCTGAGCAATAGTGGTCATGGCGCCACCGAATCCATAGCTCGGGTTATTCCCATCCTCGTTCTTCGCGGCGGAAGCCTGAGTTGACGGGGCCAGCATCTGGGCAACGCCACCAAGCGCCAGGCCAGCGCCGCCAGCCATCATTGCAACGCCTATTGCCGAGGTGGTGCCGAACGTGAAATAGCCCGCAACGACCAACGCCGCTCCCAGGACCGTCTGAAAAATTCCGGAACTCTTGCTGCCTTGGATGACTGGCACGATGCGGATGACCGACTCGCCGGCTCCGGCCAGGTCAAGCTCCTCTTCGCGAAGATTTCGCCGCCCTACGAAAACCGCGAACCGCATCCCGCGCTCTTCTGCGGTTCGCATGAATTTCTCGAAACCATCTACCATGCTGGCCAGGGCAATGGTGGCCTCTCGCGGACCTGATACATCGAGCACATACTCACGGCCAAATTCACGGCGCAACGCGCCATACAGTCGCACGGTCTTCATTGGGGGAAGTCCTTGTGGCGAAGGATCAGCCGGACCCTGTTGGCCATGGACCAGCCGTAGATTTCGCGTGTGGCCGCGCGACCCGCCATGTGGTGATAGATGAACGGACCCGAGCCGCCCAGCGCTGGAGCCTCTTCACTTCGGAAACAAGGATCGGTACCGAGATAGATCGCGGCATGGTTCGGGTGATAACAAGGCCTCCCTGGAGTGGGCACCTGAAACACCAGCATGTCGCCGCGGCGCAGGTCGTCAACGCGAAAGAAACCGGCACTCTCGTAATTGTCCTCGTACAGGCTCGATCCGTCCTTGACCTCCCACCAAAGGTCCTTGCGCTCGAAGTTCGGCAGCGCCAACCCAGCTTCTCGCTCGTACCAATCCCGGCAGGCGCCCCAACAGTCGAGCAAGCCGTGGGAAAACTCTCGGCCGAGCAGCGGGGCGCGATAACCTGATGGTTTGAACCAGGTCATTTCCCCACCCGGCAGCCCGATGATTCCCCACGGCAATCCGTGAAGCTCACAACTGACCCGGTCGGCCATGCTCGGGATCGGAGCCTTGTCAGGATGGCTATGGATGACGGCAATTACTTCGCCGCGGTCCTCTGCTGCTGCGTAGTCCCGGTGATCCATGACGAAGTTTTCGCGATCACTGACCGCCAGGTTGCCACAAGGCGCGTATTCTCGGCCGCTATCGGTCTTGAGCAATACGCCACACGCCTCGCTCGGGTAGACGCTTTCGGCGTGCGCCAGGATCTGACACTGCAGCTTTTGACTGATGCGCATGCTTACCTCGACGAAACGATCAAACTTGCCCCCAAGGAACCGCCGAAGCGGTTGGTGTTGCCGCGCAGCTTGCAACTGCTCCAGCGGCCGCCACACCGATCGAGAGCCGGGTTATCGGTAGGCTCATCCTTCTTCGTGAAGAGGGCAGCGCCGGTATAGGCGCAAGCCTCTCCTCGATACTGACCTCGGCACGCCCACCGGCAAAGCTTGGTGATCTGCTGGGCCGGTAGCATCTGCCCCTCCATGTCGATAGGGCTGCTGAGCGCGAAGGTGACCTGCTCCCGGGTTTCCTCGGTCTTCTGCTCAATGAACCAGATCCCCACCCGAGCCTCGTCGGCTGCATCGGGGTTGCCATCAGGGAAGTTTGCGGCATCCAGATAGTGCCGCCACGTCTCGATCACCCGCACCCTGGCGCCACAGAGGTCTCGCAACTGAAGGCAGATGGCCGATATCGCTCCTCGAATGCCGGCGAGCTCGTTTGCCAGTTGGAGGGTCGGCGACGCGGGTCGACCATCGCCGCGGATATCAAAGCCTTTTGCGGTGATTTGGATCGGCTCGTACACATTGCCCTGCCAGATGATTTCCCCTTCTTGGGCGTGGCCATGGAATCGCCAGAGATTTCCGCCAAGGCGCGTCGCATCCACCTCAAACAGCCGGATCAGGTTCCCCGGCTCAAGCTTCTGCACATCAGCATTGAAGGCCATGCGTTCTCCAGATATGAAAAAGCCCGCGCGAGGCGGGCTGGAAGGTTGTACAGCGTGGATGAAATGCCAGTGGCAACCGCCCTACCGGGGTAGTAGCGTCGTGCCTTCATGCAAGGGTTTCCCGACCCTGAGCGTGCCGGCCCAGGGATCGGGAGGCGCCAATGTCGGCGCGGTTAAAGAACTAGGAGGTCAAGATGAGTGAGCCTGTAATTACGGACATCGGCAATGCTGTCAGCCAAATAAACAATACTCTTTTAGCCTTGGCCCGCATCGCTGCTGAGACAAACCCGGAGGTAGCCCAAAAACATCTTGCGATTGCTGTACTGGCATGCAGACAGCAAGGTGTAGGAGACAACTTTGTGTTAGAGATTTTTCAAAAGGTATTTCCGGACGGAGTGATACCAAGCACTTACACTCTTGATATCCCAAATATCAACCGCGAATAACAGCCTTGGTCACGGCGCTATCTTTTACGAACTGCGCCGAAATCACGATTTGACCGTCAGAGCGTAAAAGCCAAGCTGGATTTCCTTTCGAGTCTACAGCTTGGCTTTTAATAGCCTGACCTTTGGTGGTAGTTTTGGTGTTCATTCCTCTCTCCCGCGGCATAACCGCTCATGGTTGGTTGTCACGGGTAGAAGACCTGAACGAACGTGAAGCTCAGTTCGTACAGGCCTCCCCCCAACGGCCTCAGTTTGTATCCATTGCACCGGTATCGACCCTGTACGCCGCCAGGGGGCGTCCATAGGAACGACCTGTACCCCTCGTGCCGGTCCAGAAAGGCGCGGGCGCCCAGGAGATCATCACCAGCCTCCAGGCGCCCGATGATCGTCATTCCATCCCAGGTCTCGGATCTGGTGTTGATCCCCGTTCCGCCGGACTGAACGTATCCATCCCCGAAGTCGTTCTGCCAGGTGCGTTGAGCAGTCTCGCCGGTAGCTCCAAGGCGCGTACAGTAAGAAAAGGTCTCAGCCACTTATCGTCTCCAAAGCAGACCGTTCTGCCCCAACTCTTGCCGAATGACGCTCCGGACCTCCTCCCGCAAGGCCAGCCCGGCAGCCTCTCCCTGCATTCGAGCTTCCTCTTGGCTCATGCCCGGCTGGGCATTAACCGTGACCGGAGCGTTGATAGTGATCGACGGCGCCTGTCCAGCCCCAGCACTCGCGCCGCCCGCCCTGCTGAGGAAATCAGTCAGATCCCTGTTTTGGTTCGGGCTGAGCACCCGCTCACCAGCATCAAGCAGCCAGGTACTCTCCTTCGGGATGTTGTCGATGCCGCCGTGCGCGATGCCCGCGAAGGCCGCCGAAGAAACTCCAGCAACCATTGGCGCGGTAGCTACGGCGGCAGCCGCAGCAGCACCAGCAGCCAGGCCAGGGCCAACAATCGGGATGGCAGCCGTCGAGGCAAACGCTGCTAGCTGTGCCTGAGACGCCGTTGCCTTAGCATTGGCGACCAGCCCGATTGCCCCAGTCGATTGAGCCGTCTTCCCTACGACCAACTGCACCGCCTGATAGACCAGCCATTGGGCTGCCATCTGCGCAAGCGCGTTGATGATGCTCGTGGCCATCGTCTGCGCGATGTTCTTGAAAACATCGGCAAGACTTTCGCCGTCCATGATCATCGACGCGATGCCGTCTCCTACAGCGGAGGTGAGACCGTCCAGCGTCTGCGTGGTGAAATCGGCAGCCTGCTGTTGATAATCCGTGGCCGTGTCGCGGTAGTTCTCCCAGGCAGACGTGACGCCATCCAGCCAGTTGCTCTGAGCCTCATCCTGAGCCGCGTAGTACTCATGCTGGATTTCCAGACGCTCGGCCAGAGCCTGGCGCAGGAGGTCAGTTTCTTGGTCGTAGAGTTCCTTACTGATTTCTGCGCTGTTGAACTGCTTCTGTAGATCGGCAAGCTGTTTGTTGTAGTCCTGCTGGATCTCCAGGTCTGCGCGCAGTCGCTCCCTCAGCTTGTCGCCGCTGCCAGATCCGGCCAGTTCAATCGCAAATCCTGCCCGAGCAGTTGCGTTCGATTCATTGAGCGTTGCACGGAAAGCCTGAGCCTTTGCCGCATCCTCATTGGCCTGCTTAAGCTTCTTGAGCCTATCCAGTTCAGCAGCCAAGCCATTTAGACGCTCCTGCTGCTGGGCGTTGATGCCTTTCAGCTTGCCCGACTCGATTTCGAACTGAAGCTTGGCGACCTCGGTGGCGTCCTTGCGTTTATCCACCTCGGTGTTGATCAGGGCGATCTGACGTTCGTAGTCCTGAGCGGTGGAATCTATCTGCCCCTGGAGCTTCTTCTGTGCTGCCTCAGCAGCCTTAGCAGCGGCCTCTAGCCGCTTTTGCTCGTTGGGGTCCACTCCAGAACCGGTTCCATCAGTTTTCCCTTGTCCTGGATTGGCAGCAGCAGCGGCTGCTTTTGCGGCCTCTTGAGCTTTTTTTACATATTTCTCGAAATTCTCACCAATCAGCGGAGACTCAAGGTTCTCTCGAATCTTCCGGCTAGCCTCATCGGCAATTGCAAACTGGGTTTTAGCCTCATCCGCATATTCGGCAGCTTTCTTCGCATAATCATTGCCAAGATCACCAGGCAGCTTTGCAAGCAGGTCAAATAGATCAGCCCCTAGCGAATCAAGATGATAAGCGCCAGTAGCAAAAACACCGACAACAAGATTCGCTGCCGAATCAAATACCCTGACTATCCCATCGCCAACATTGCCAATAAATGCTGCGACTTTGACGATTGATTCGCCAGTGTCTTTCGCTGACTTGCCTAGACCATCAGTTTTCCCGATAGCCGTATTCATGTCTTTCGTGAATTCGCCAAGCACTGGCAGAAAGAACTCCACCAAATTATTTTTGAAGCCAGTGACATTCTGGTTAAGTTCTATGAATTCCTTAGATAGCTCTTGAGAAACGACTATGGTCTGAACGCTTAGTATTGCTCCGGCAGCCTCAGCGGCATCTCCTAAAGTCTTGAACTCCTTCCCATTCTCTTTTAGAAGTGGCAATAGTCCTGTTGCATCACTGGCGATAGCCTCAAGGTAGAACGTCATCTCACTCTGAGAGACGTTTGCTTTCTCCAATGTTGAGACATAAAGCTGAAGCGCATCAGCGCTATTGAGCTTCCTGAACTGATCGGCTGTAACACCAACCTTCGGCGCAACACGGGTAAAGAAGTCTTGCATCCCGCCGCCGCCGGTGTTCAGAAAATCACCGACCTTATCATTCACATCCTTCAGGATGTCTGCGAACTTCTCTTGGCTGATCCCAACCGTGGATGCACCAGCGGCTAGCTTTTGAAGCGTCGTCGTATTAAGGCCGGCGACATTAGACAGATTGACTATCTCTTTAGAAGCCTGCGCGGTTCCAGTGGCAAGCTGCTTCATCGCGCCAGGAATCCCAGCGATGAAGTCGCCGGCGAATCGGCCAACCACCTCGCCAGCAGCAATCGCAGAGACTTTTATTTCGTTGAAGCTTTTCTGAGCCTTCCTGCTGGCCTGATCCAAAGGCCCAGTGAACCCGCCAACCTTAGCGATGAGATCGAGCGTAAGCGTCCCCAGGCTGCGTGATGCCATTGCGGGCTCCAATGAAAAAGTCCGGAACGATCCGGTCAAAACGAAGGACTAGGCCCAGGTCTCAAGGGCCTGATCTAGACTGATTACGGGCTCTTCTTCATGCGGCATGAAGTCGTACAGCTTGTACGTCTCCTTGCTATGTGAGTTGGCATAGAGCGCAGCGAGCAGTGCTGCTCCGCGCTCTACCCTCATGCCTACATGGAGACTCCCCCGCTTGTTCCGAAACTTGCACCAGCTCAGGAACTCCCGGTAGCTGAGGCGGGACTTGGCTTCCGCAATGGTTCTTCCGCCAATCCCGCACATCACCAGCTCATGCCAAACCTCATCTAGTTCGCTGAGCTGGTCGTCTTTCCCAGGTTGTTCACCTCAGCTATCACAGTGAGCAGGGCGATGGTCAGGTTTCCATCCAAGGCGCCACGCCCGGGGTCGGCCTCCCCGGTGATATCTGCCGGCGTGAATACCGGCTTACCCTCTTCATCCACGATTGACGCAGCGATACGTCCCGCTACGCCATCGATCTTGCCATTCATCGCAAGGAGGTCAGAGACAGCGGTGCTGTACGACAGGGGCCGGACGTAAACGGTTGCAGTCAGTTCCTTGTCGCCCTGCTTCCAGGTGATCTCTTTCTCGATGGGAGCCCCGGTGAAGGCGCCAGCTTCTTTAAGTGAATCAATCGACAGATGCATGACCAGTCCTTAAGCGGATTTGCGGATCCAGGCGGAACCGCCGGAGCGCTGAATGGTTGCGGTCGAAGTGACAACAGCGTTGGCTGCGAAATCGAACGGGAAATCGCTCACATAGCCGCGGAAGACGAACCAAGTGCGCGTCGGCGGCAGAACAAAGTCCCAGTCGCCGTTACTGTCCTGGGCCTCGGTGGGTGCAATGCCGATCCCGTCAGACCAGCCAACAGCGAAAGCGATGTCCTGGTCGATTTGGTCGTCAGACTCGGACAGTTGGTAGAGGCGGATATGCGAACTGTTGCGCGGGTCGGCATTGAGAGTCAGCGAAGCCTGCCCCGGCGTGCGCAGCCCGCGCAGGTAGCGCCGAACAGTTTCGCTAAGGCATGTGGTTTCGATCTGGTCGGCAGGGTTGCCGCCGGGGTTGAATGCGGTAGCGCACTCGACCTCGATGACTTCGTGATCGCCAGTCGGGCTGCCGCTAGAATCTCTGGACGGAACCAGGGCATAGATCTGAGTTCCTTGGGCCAAAATTGCCATTGTGTTTCTCCTGTTGCGGGTTTCTTGAAGCACAAAAACCCGCTCAAGGCGGGTTGGTCGGTATTGGTTGGTCTATCGCTGGACTATCCAGTCGATGTCAAAGCTGACTCGGTAGGTCTTAGTATCAGGGTCAACAGATTCCCCTCCCCAGCGGACTACATAGGCTGATAGCTCAATGGCGTCCCTGATGGCCTTTGCTGCATCTCTGGCTTCCGCAGCGGTGGCTGAGAAAATGTCCACCTGGATGGTGAAACCATCGGCGTCAGGACGGCCCCACAGGTAGTTCTCTGGCGACCCCGATATGGTCTGCCATGTTGCGTACGGTTTAACGACGAGCTGGGGGGCCAGGCCAAACTGATACATCCTCAGCGGGGACCCGCCAAGGATCGCGGTAACAGCGGGACTACTTGAGCAGACCTTAAAGATTGGCGGGTACATCACCCCTCCAGAATTTTGTCTATTTGCTTTTCTAGCTCGATGGCAAACGCATTCGTCGCTTCCTGAACGGTGGTCTCAAGCGCTGGCCGCATGAACGGCTTCGCCCGCGTTCTTTCTGTGCCAAACTCAACCAGCCGCCAGTACCAGGTATCGCCCCCGGGATTGTTCCTACCCTCCCCGCTGAGTTCTCCGTACTCGCTCATATCCCGAGCGCCGCCGCGGACTCCGATTCGATAGCCAAGGTCGCCGGTCTGGCGATTCATCCTGGTCATCCACTGCATCGCAATGTTCTTGGCGATCATCTCGCGAGTGGTTTTATCGTCAATCCCTCTCGCATTCTGACGCGCCTGAGCGCGGACTATTGAGGCTGCTCTTGCCAGGGCACGACGGCCGCCTTTCTTCTTCACCATCGGCGACATTTGGCTCAGCTTCTCGATGACCTCATCCATCCCGGTCATGCTGAACTCAACGGTATCAGCCATGGAATCTCCGGAACGCAAAGCTGGTGATCCCTTCTCGGCCGAGGTCGGATTCTGCCTCGTTCATTTCCACCAGTTCGAAGCCCTGCCGCTCGCACCAGGCAACCAGGCCAGGGAGACTCCAATACCAGCAATGCTCTCCCGGCTTGTAATGCTTGGAGGCCAGGCAGTCAGCCTGATCCTTGTAGATCGGCATCGACACAAACAGCCACTCGCCAACATGGTCGAGCAGCTTCTCCGGCTCGGGAATGTGCTCCAGGCTGTCCCAGCAGGTCACGGCCTCTGCGTGGTGCTGGTACGGGTCGTAGTAGCGCTCCTGCGCCCTCAGCCAAGCCACCGCTTCCGGATTCACGTCAAAGCCCATCGCGCCGGACTCTGTGACGAAACGGCCTCCGCCGATACCGATGTCTACCACTTGGCCGGCAAAGTGACGGCGCACCAGATCAATACGAGCCTGGGTCAGCGCAGCGCCCATCGGGGTAGCGTCAAGCAGCTGGTACTTCTCGAAATACGGTCCCGTGTAGTCCATCGGAGGGCGCGGGTGGAAGCCCATGCCAAGCTCTTCAGACCAGAGCAGGCAGTCGGTCAGCCCAGGCGGCAAAGCGTGCGTCATGATCGGCGATCCTTTTGTCACAAGTGTGCTGTTTCAGGGTGCAGCGGCAGAACCTGTCGGGGACCGCGAAGGTGATGCGGGACAGGTCCATGCACTTGTCGGTGATGTGTTCCGGCGAGTTGTAGCCGCCCTGCCCGCCACAGATGATCCAGGCCGGAACCTTGGCGGCGATGGCGGCCGGAACGATCCAGCCGATGCCGCCAATCACGGCATCTGCGTGCTGGAGCAGCGCCAGCAGTTGTTCAACCGGCAGTTCGCCCTTGTGGAACTGGATGTCTGCCGGCGGGAGTGGATCAAGCGCCCATTCCTTGCCCGGCTCTAGGTCTGCCACGGAAACCACTTTCCAGCCCCTGCGGCGCATCTCTGAGGCAGCGCTGGCGATGTACTCGGGCAGTGGGTTGCGCGTGTCTGCGCGCCACTCAGCGCGAACCGTGGCTGGGCGAACCAGCACATAGCGCCCATCGACTGGCGGAGGACCAAAGTCCGGCAGGTCGAACTCGCCGGGTTCGCAACGGAACGCCTTGCGCAGCCCCTGAATGATCGGGTCTCGGCCGTAGGCGATGCGCATTTGGCCGCCGCCGACAGGGCGGTGCCAGTCGTGCTCGCGCTGGATGTTCTTGGCCTGGGTTCTCAACTGCGTCGCCGGGCGAACGCACTTCACGTCGAGGTCGAGGTAAAGCTCTGGCCAGGGTGTTTCGAGGAATGCGCCTGGGTACTTCCTCAGGAATGCCCTGGAATAGATCGAGTCGCCGAGGCCGAGCATTCCACGGATCAGCATGGATCAGTCAGCCAGTCTGCTACGCAGTTCGTAGCCCATCAGTGGCCAGATTTTGGAGACGGCATTCTGCCGGGAGATTTTCCGGCCGATCTCCGCGTCGAAGTTCGCCGGGCTCGCACAGGCCGACTCGCCGGTGACGGTGAAGCCGTTCTTCAGTACCAGTACGCAGAAGGTCAGCAGGCCGAGCGATCCATGTACGCCCGCAACCACGGCGTCAGGATTGCAGTCAGGCCTCTGATTCACACCATCAGCCGCAGTGAAGTAGTACTCGCCAGCGATATTCGCCTCGATGTCTGCCGGCGTGATGCGTGGCGCAGTCAGGCCCTTGGCTTGGATTTCTTGTTCGATTGCTTCGTCTGTCATTTCATGATCTCCAGAAACGACGAAGCCCGCTCAAGGCGGGCTTTCGTTCGTCAGGGCGGGGTTAGGCGGCTTGCGGATAGATCAGGCGGAGCTGGCCCGGCAGCCCGAATGCCTGCATGCACCTGGCTTCGAAGTCCTTGCGGTCAATCGAGCTATCCGCGATCAGAGTGACCATGCGGATTTGCTGGTCGAGCCGATCACGGCCTCCATCGGTCAGCCACTGGTGCATCCTTTCGCTTTCACCGCGGCGAGCCTTTAGCTCGGCATGCACTTCCTTCGGCAGGATGGCGGTGTAAACCCAGCGGTCGGTGATCTGACCAAAGATGGCCGGCGTTCCCTTGGCATGACCTTCGAAAACGGTTCCGGTGATCCTGGCCAGAGCACGGTAGTAGTCATCGCCGAAGCGCTTCTCCCATGGAGCAGGAGCCGTCAGCAGGATCATACCCATCACGCTGTCCAGGCCTGCCTGATTACGGGCGTCGCGGAAAGCCTTCACCAACCGGAGCTTGAGGTCGACCACCAGGTCGCTATTCCGGGAAAGGCTCAGGAGGAAGTACGCCTGATCTTCATTCAGCAATGCGAAACGCTCAGCCCTGCCGCCGCCTTGGGCTCGCCGGCCAACTTCCTTTTGAAACGGCAGTTGGCCAAGCTCCTCAAACTTCCGCTGATAGCGCGTGACAAGGGCAAAGCTGTGCTTGTGCTTGACCCCTAGCTGCTCGGCAATCACGCGGCTATCGACACGCGCCTCGCCAGCGGAATGAACAAGCTGAATAACGTTGTCGCTCATGTCGTTACCTCGCTCATCAGGCGAATAGAAACGCAGCGGGGCGGACGGATGAGCGGACATCCGCCGTTCGGCTGTACGGGCCTAGCTGCGTGTTAGGTGCCCTTGCGGGCCAAATAGTTACCGGCCGTCCGTCAATCCATCAGAACAGCGCAGACGCCACTCGCGGCGAGCGGTGACATCGGTCTCTGCGCTGGTGATGTTGTAGACTCGGCCATCCCAGAGGATGCGCCAGGTGTAGAGCACCAGCCGATCCACCGGGAACCAGCGGCAGTTGATCCGCGCGGTGGTTTCGGCCTGAGGAGCATCGGCAGCGATCAGTTCACGTCCTGGCCCGGTGAGTACTTCGGCGGGCACGTCGGATCGCCCTGAGAAGGTCACGGCCTGCCAAGAGATAGTGATCTCGCCCGTGTCCGGGTCTTGCGCCTGGACTTTTTCTTGGAACTCTATGCGGTGGCGCATCCGATGGGCGAGCATGTCAGTCCCCGTAGAAGTGATCTTTCACGGACTCGGGATGCCAGGCCCTGGCCGCATTGCCAGAGTAGGTTTTCGGGCATGCCTTGATGTCGTGATCCTTCGCGCCGCAATAGGTGCAGCGGAGATTTGCGCGCCTGGCACTTCCCGAATAGGTGCTCGGACAGAGCGCTTTCGTGTGCGCGTTGCTTCCGCAATAGGAGCAGTACATTCACACCCCCAGTCCGCAGCGATACGGCATCAGCTTCACTTCCGAGGCCTTGCGCAGGGTTTCGATCTCATCCGGAGCGGCCTGGTAGCTCGCCTGGAGCAACAGCAGCACGCCGACCACCACGCTCGGCGGTAACTGCGGGTCGCTGCTGACCACTTCGCTGCAATCGTCGCAGTTGCACAGGCCATCCAGCGACTGGCGCCACATGAACTGGCAGGCTTCATCTTCCGCCCCGTCCAGCAGCAATTGGAGCTTGGCGTCATCCCAGTCATGGATCACATCAAGGAAGGACTTTGCTGTATCAAGCGGGATCAGGCTCATTCAGCATTTCCTCCAGCTGGCGTCGAGCGAAGCAGCTCAGCGCTGTTTCGCGAGTGCAATTGATGATTTCGATTGTCGGGTTGTTGCGCTTCAGGCGCTCGAACTCGGACGGCCACTCCGCGATCTTGCCGGCGCTCCCAAGCCCCTTCGGGTGGTCGCCGTGCCAGTGCGATTGGCCATTGGTTTTCTGCATGTCATAGCCCAGCAGGATGATGCGTTTAGCACCCCTGGCGATGGCCAAGGAAACTGCGCCGCCGCCTGAGTTCCTGTAGTGCTCGATGCGTGCCGTTTTGATGCCGAAGGGATTGGCGCTGAGTGTCAGAAGCTCACCGCAGAAGTTTGCTTTAGCCTCGGCGGCGTATCTCTCCCACCAGACTTTATCCATTGCCCACAGCGCATCAGCCCAGGGAGTCAGTCGGAACGTTGTGTTCGTGCAGATGGCCGCCCTCTGCGGCGAGGAGTTCCGCCACTCTCGGACTCGTTCGCAGTCTTCTGCTGTGAGGCTGGGGCCACTTGCAAGGCAGACAGCGACTCGCCAGCCACAGGCTTTGGGATCTCTGATTCCACAATCTGGCAAAGTCCGCGCGCCACCAACTGGCGAGCCAGGTGCTCGGATGCGAGGTATGCATCACCACCAGCCTTTCTCACACGACCGCCATCTAGGTATGAACGAACCGGCTTGATCATTACGTTAGACATAATCACCTCAGAGAAAGAGGGGCCGGGAGACCGGCCCCTTCCAGTCAGCTGGCGGTCAGCGAACCAGTGACAAACGCCTCAGGCCGATAGACCGCGAAGGCCAGTCGCTCTTCAGCGCGGATGGTTACCATGTTGTTCTCGAAGTCCTTGTCGTTCTCGGTGGAGACCAGAACCTCGATATCCATGCGGTCGAAGATCTGGGCGCCGAGCGAGAACGCTCCGGTCAGGAACTCGTCCTGAGTGATGGCCTGGGTTTCCACCACCGGCAAACGCCAGAGGGTCGGAGTGGTGCCGTTCTGTGGGCTGCCGATGATGTAGCGGTTCTCGGCGTCCTTGGTCAGCTCGATCAGCGCCCAGTCGATGGGGTTGAGCACGATACCGCTGGCCGGGAACTCGGCCAGTTGCGCCTGAAGGATCGCCAGGCGGATGCGGTCGATTCGCTGTTCGGCAGTCACGACTACGCCGCTCGGCGGCGCGTAGGCCTGCGCCTGCGGAATGATGCCGTGCAGATTTGCACCGGTTCCGTTTCCGTAGAGCAGTTGGCCTTCTTCGACCAACATCAGGCCGTAACGAGCGCGCGCATCGATGTAGCTCTGCAAGGCCGATGCGTCGTCCAGGATCTGGCGACTTGCCTTGAATAGGTGGGCGATGGTGCGAACCGGCGCGTTTTCCAGCTCGAAGTTGAGGTCGGAGTACGGCTTCTGGGTGCCTTCCGAAACAGGAGCGGCATTGTTGACGAAACCGGTCTCGCGAACGTACTCAACGGAGTTCGACTCAGTGGTGCCAGGCGCAACCAGGTCGCGGATGGTCAGTCGGCGCTGCGGAGCGGCAACGACACCGGGGCGACGATCAGGAGCAACCAGGGCACCGCCAGAGCTGTCGATGGAGGTGATGGCCGAGCGCGGCATGGATACGCGATGCGAACCGCGCAGGGAACTGGTTACACCCTGCTCTTTCAGGCTCTCTGCGACCATTTGGCCGGCGGTCTTCGGTGCTTCCTCGCCGCCGTCACGCTTCTCGTTGGCCAGCATGGCTTGTTCTGCGGCGCTCAGCCGTGCTTGCAGTTCGCCCTGAGCGGTCAGCAGTTCGTCGACCTTGGCGCGGGTTTCCTTGTTCATCTCGCCGAAGTTGGCGATTTGGGTGTTGACCTGTTCGGCCTGGGCCTTGATCTGATCGCCGACCTGCTTGAGGCTGGTGTTCAGTTCGCCGATTTGTTTCTCGAAGTCGCTCATTGCGATTCTCCTTGGAGGAATTTAGTGATGTCTTGTGCTGCCCGTAGTGCAGCGGAGAGGTCAGGAGCGACAGCGCCAGGCATATCGGTCGGGGTGTCACCACCCCCGCCAGCAGCGCCAAGCATGCTGGTCTTGAAGTCGTTGATGAGTTCATTGCGCTGACTTCGCGGCATGCCGCTGCGAGCCAGAGCGGCATCCATCCGGCGCTTGGCCAAGATGGCTTCACTGCGGTTGCTGGGCGCACTGGATATCTCGTCGGATTCCAGGAAGGCATCTGCCCACCCCTTGTCGACGGCTTCGCGCCCGCCGATCCAGGTCTCGGCGTCCATCTGCTTCACAATGTCGTCGATATCGATGCCGGTGCGCTGCGCGTAGATGTCAGCCAGCGTCATGTCGAATGGCTCCAGCCAGTCGGCGATCTCGCGCAAGTCGTTCCGATTGCCCATGGCGATCAGCCAGGCGTTGTGGATCATCAGGAAGGCGGCGCGGCCAATGCGGATTTCATCCCCTGCCATGGCGATAAAGGAGGCGGCAGAAGCAGCCAATCCGATGATGTTCACCGTGACCTTGCCCTTGTGCTCGCGCAGCAGGTTGTAGATGGCCAGCCCCTCGAACACGTCGCCACCCGGACTATTGATATTCACGGTCACATCGACATCGCCGCCGATGGCGCGCAGCGCACCGGCAATGCGTTTCGCGGTTACGCCCTCGCCGGTCCACCAGTCGTAACCGATGGGTTCGTAGATGGTGATGGTGGTGTCGGGGTTATCGCCGGCCGCGGCGCGAAGCTCAGGACGCCATGCATCCAGCGCTTTTGGCGCCAGGTCGCACTGGACGCCCGAGCGCGGGCGAGCCTCCGGCGCTGCCGGAAGATTTCGCAGAGTCATGGGTTACTCCTGTGTTTCTTCGAATTCAGGCCAGGGAACTTTCAGTCCTGCGCCATGCTGGTTTACGAGTTGTCGCGCTTCGTCGGCGGTGATCATCTTCCCAACGCCGAGGTAGGCCTTTTGAACCGCCTCTACGGCGGAGAGCTTTCTTTCGTTGCCCCCCCCAGTTGATCCAGGGGGACTAGGTTGGATTGCACAGTCAGGATGTCGCCGCCGGGAAGCTCTGGAAGGTTCTCTTTCCGGCGACCTTCGTTGCGGGTCATGAATCCGTTTTGCGCCATGGTGCTGTACCAGGCAGCGCGACCCGCGCTATCAGCTTTCAGGAATCCCTCAAGGGAAAACTCGGCGTAATAGCGAATCCGCTCGGGCGCAGTTAGCAGCCGCTTGTTGACGCACTGCTGAATCTGATTGGTGATCGAACTGATCGAGAATGTCAGGAACGCGAGCATCTGCTGTTCAAGCCCGGTCCCCCAGTTGCTACCCTTGTCGGTCTGGCCAATCATCCAGGGCGGAACCCCGAACCATCTGCAAATCTCGATCACTCCATGCTCTCGCGTCTCCAGCAACTGAGCATCGACTGGGTTGATGCCGATAGTCTCAGGAGTAATCCCCTGCTCCAGAACCGGGGATCTTCCGGAGTTCATCGCGCCCGATACGGACTTCACATACTCCCTGAACTCCTCCCGCTGCGCAGGCTGGAGAATGCGGTCAACCTTGAATGCGACCGTGGGGAGCAGTCCGTTCTTGAATGTGCCGTTGGCGGCATCCTCCGCCGACATGACCGAACCGAAGACATCGACGCCATACCGGATGGCAGAGAGACCGACTCTGCCATCCAGCGTAAACGCCGGGATGTGCAGCATGTTTGTGCGCTCGATCTCTCTACGGGCACCCTTCTTTGGCGTGTAGAAGTACTTCAGCCGACCGTTGTCATCACACTCCAGGTCGACCCTCGACGGAAGCAGGAAGTCCAGCGCAGCTGGCCTACCGGCAGCACGACGAATCTCCGCGTATGCGTTCCCCCAAAGCAACATCGATGCGACCATGGCTTGCCAGAACTGGAAGGCCGTCATGTCGTCATTGGGGCTGTTGTGGACAACATCGTAGAGCGGGAACGACCGAGCATCGACTCTGCTCCCGTCCGCTTTCCGCTCGTACACTCCAAGCGGCAGCCCGGCGACAGAAGTAGAGATCAAGCGAACGCAAGCCCATACCGCGGACAGCTTCATTGCCTTGTCAACAGTGACCTTCTTCCCGCTCGAGGACTCTCGCCCGAAGAACTGCGACCAGAACGCGCCATCTGTCAGGCGGATGGTCTTATCCCCCCAACCGAACAATGAAGCCCTGGGCGCAGACGTAGCACTGCTCAGGACTTTTCCGAGACTCTTACTCACTGGTCAGCCCCTTGCGAATGAACGCCGCGATAGCGAATGCTGACGCTGCACCGGAAATGAGCGCCCAGCCGAGCCCCAGCAGCACGAAGGTTCCGGCTACGAAAAGAGCCAGACCAAGGACGCCGAAGAAGAGGTAGAGGCCAGTTGCGATGTTCATGCGATGATCGGGTTCCGTATGGCGTTCATGAAGTCGTCGCCGTCATCAACGCCGGCAACCAGGGCGCGCCCCATAGCCATGATCAAGGTCACTGGACCATCGATCTTGCAGTTGGGATCGTTGTCGTTTTCCTTGCGGGGGTAGATGTTTTCCTTGGCGTCGATCTTTGCCGCCACGTTGCCCATCATCCAGGTCATGACTGGGTTCCCGTCATGCCAGAGCGCCCGCGCTATTACCCTTGCCTCCACTTCCTTCATCGGGTCGCTCATGTTCTTCACTGTCTGGTTGAAGTCCACGACCGGGATAGATGTGTTGGAGAGTCGGGTAATCAGGTAGTTGGCCTGCCAGTCGTCGAAGGCAACATCTTGCAGGTCGATCTGTTTTGCCAGATCAAGGATGTCTGCCTCGATGAATGCGTAGTCCGTCATGCTCCCTGGCGTCAGGGTCAGATGACCCTCAAGCGCGAAGTTCTGATACTTCTCGTTTTCCTCAGCGGCGGCCTCTGGAGCGTAGAAGCGCGGAATGCAGTAGAACTGACCAGCTTTCTCGAACAGCATTACCAGGGCGGCCACGTCTTTCTTGCTGGCAAGGTCCAAAGCCATCCAGCAGCGGCAGCCGGCCATGTCCGCAAACGTGAAGTCGCGCTTCTGACGCTGCCAGGCCAGCATGTTCATCCAGACCGTCCTGGCCCCCACCCACTGGTTTAGGTGCTTGGTGCGGAAGGCGTTCTGCTTCGACGCCGAACGCTTGGCCTGCTGGAGCTGGGCCAGGAGGAAGTCAGGGAATACCGACACTCCGTAATTCGGATTGGCCTTGATCAGGCTGGCCGGGTCATCCCACGAATCATCCTCGTCGATCGTGTAGATGATCCCGAAGATCGTCTCATCGATCGTCTGCCCCTCGAGAATGCGGATCACGTCCCTGCGCTTCTCGTAACATGGGCCGCCGAGATTCGACCCCGCCGTCGTAATTATCGACAGCAATGGCTGCTCCCGCGCACCCATGCCTGTCTGCATGGTGTCCACCAGGGCGTCCGTGTCGTGTTCGTGATACTCGTCCACCAGGGCTGCATGAGGGCTAGCGCCATCCCCAGGGTTGCCGATTACAGTCTCGAACTTCGACATGTCCTCCATGACGAACATGGGGCCAGGGTTCTTCTGGTTTCCAGAAAGCTCGATGCTGAACCGGTTGCGCAGATTCTCCAGCTTGTGCGCCATCATCCAGGCCGGGCGAAATACCTCGAATGCCTGCTTCTCGGTGGTAGCGCCGGAATAGACCTCGGCTCCCGATTCGCCATCTGCGGCGAATAAGTAGATGCCTCGCGCGGCAAGGCGGGCCGACTTCCCGTTCTTCCTGGGAATCTCTTCGTAGGCCTCGCGGAACCTGCGCTTGCCAGTGTCCTTCTTCACCCAGCCAAAGATGTTGGCCTCGATGAATACCTGCCAGGGCTCGAACACCAACTTCGACTTCGAAGCGCTCCATTTGCCTTTGGTGTGAGGCATGAGCTGCATGAACTTGACGGCGCGATCTGCCTTGGCCTCGTCGAAAACGTACGGCCAATCGTCATCGTCCTGCCGTCCCAGGTCATTCAGGAAGCGCTGGCATGCCAACTTCGCATACCGGCATGCGACGATACCCCCACCCACGACATCGCTAGCGTACTGTCGCGCAATGTCGCTGGGGGTCATCTCAGAAAGCCTCGAACTCGTCCTTATCCTTCGGCTTTTCCAGGCCGAACTTCTGGCGGTCGGATGGGGTCAGCCCCAGCCTCGCCAAGTTGCCAATCAGGTGGGTGTACTTGCCTACAGCGAACTCCGAAGGATTCGACCTGTATTCAGCAAGCAGGTTGGCGGTGACCTCCAGGATGATTCGATCAGAGCCCGTCAAGACGCCCTTGATTGATTGGGAGCAAAGCTCAACCCAAGCAAGCCTGGCCGGCCCCCGGAGATGGATCGGCGCATCGCCAATTTCACCCTCACCTTGAGCGGACTCATTCCGGTATCGCTGAGGGTTTTTCTTGTCAGCGCCCTTGAGCTTGGCGACGACATCCGGCTGTTTGTGTCGTGCCATCTTGAAACCTAAATTCTGTGGAAATGAGAAAAGAGTTGGGGGCGCGGTGTCCTAGCGAAAGGTTCTAAGGTTTTGACCCGCCCCACCCCTATAAATGAGACTTTTTCTCATTTAACTCGATTTTTCTGTCAAGCCGCACGAGTCCAGTGAAAACCACTGGTATTATTCGTAAATATCTCGAATCGTCGTGTCCGCTCGCTGGGTGAACCCGACTATTTCCTAGATGCCGCCGACTCCCTCGCCGTCTTCCTCGCATGACATGGGTGGCCAGCAATAGCCATCAGGTTCGAGTCATCATCAGTGCCGCCTTGGCTCAGTGGGATGATGTGGTCCACCTCCGTGGCGACCCTCTTCACCCCCTTGCACTCTGCACACTGGCACATGTAGCCATCCCGCTTGAGGATGCGCTCACGCTTGCGGCGCCACGGTCTGCCACCACGCCCATTCCCCCATGCTTTGTCCTCTACCTCGTGCTTGGTCACTCCCTTGGCCTTGGGCTTGGTGTGACGCTGAGGGAGGTCAGGCATTGAGGCGTTCCTGACTCGGCGGAATCCAACCTTGAAGCCTGGCTTGTGCTGGCCTGAGGAATGAGAGCTTGCCACCCTGCCATTCATCAGGATGGAGGGCCAGCACTCCGGAGCGCAGCAGAGGCTCGAGAACCGTCATGGCGCTCACTACCTCGCCGCTGTACCCAGCAATGTCATCAGGCGTCCAGGGCCGATTGGGGTTGACCTCGACTCCTGCAGGGATCGGGTGACTCTTCATGAGGGCTTTCCTTCATCAGACATACCGATGAGTTTCGCGACCAGCAGCGACTCAGCGAAATCATTTGCGTTGGCGTCTCGCCATGGGGAAAGCCCGCATACGTGGTAGATCAACTCCCGGCCAGGGAGCGGGCTTTCGGGCCGCTCGATCTTGTAGCGAACCTGGACAACCAGCTTGCCGAACCATCCGCGACGGACTCGAACAGCAGCTATCTGGGTTTCCCTAGCGGAGCCCACAAACGTCGACATCATCGTTCCCGTGGCGGCGTTGCCAAAAGGCTATTACTGCGTACCAGCTGATGCCCTTGGATCGGTGTTCCATCCAGATAGCTGGTCGGCACGGCGTCAGGATCCTCGCCATCTTCGGCCAGAGCCTGGATCAGAAGGTGCAATAGCTGATTGGTCTTGCGCTGCTCATCGAGGAGATCGCGCAGGAGGAGTCGAACCTCTTCCTCGGACTCAGTCATCGCTTGCTCCGGGTCGCTTCGGCTTGGCGGCCATTGCAGAGGCCGCGCGTTCCATCGCGACCCGAGCCCACTTCTTTGCCCATTCACGCGTCTTGTTGCAGAAGGTGCACTTGGTCATCATCTGCTCCTTCCCTTAATTGTCTCAAGATACGCATCGTATGAGATACGCGACTCCATCTCTTCGCCGCAAAGCCTTACCCGCTTGTTAACGAGTGCGAACGTGACCGTGACGGTTGGGACAGGACCGTCGTTGCTGACGCTTAACGAAAGCTGGCCGGGTAGCGGCTTCCCGTTGCTGTCACACAAAATCAGGGATGTGCCGGTGTTCTTCAGTAGAAGCGGAGCATCCATCAGTACACCCTCAGAATGTGGGCCAGATTCCCCCGCGCACGACACACAAGGCCGAGCAGGATCGCCAGGACCAGGGTCAGCCAGGGTGAGACGGGGTTCAGCCTGTAGCCGTGGAGCGCATCGAGCATCACGCTCAGGGCGAAGCATCCACTGCCTACGCACAGAAGGTAGGCGAGCCAGGAAACGCCCCGGCGATACCTCGCACCTTGCCGGCGGTATGTCGCCAGCCTCATGCAGATGGCGCCGCAGATCATCGCGGCCACCAGAGTCCAAGGGTCAACCATTACGACCTCCAAAGCGGTCCGCAATGAAGCGGAGCCAACCAGGCGTCTTCCCCCCCTGCACCCACTCCAGCAAGCTGGTGCCCACTGCGACGCAGAACAATGCCCCGCCACACGCGACCAGGCCCGATGTTCTGGCCCACTCTCGCCCGATGACTTCGCCGGCGACGTAGTAGCCAACGATCCAGGACACGACGAAGTAACCGAGGCGCGCCCAGGCCGAAATGTCCTTGGCGTACACCACGAAGAAGATCGCCCCAGCAAAAGCACCGATCACCGCATTGGCATCAATGCCAGGGATCAACACAGACGCACCAATACCGACCAGGCCGGCGACTGCTACCGCACCACTCGGCTCGGCCATATTCACGTACTCCAGATGCAGAAAAGCCCAGGTCATTGCCTGGGCCTTGTAGTGTGGTGCCGGCAGCAGGAGTCGAACCCGCAACCCTCTGATTACAAATCAGCAGCGCTCCCTGTTGCGCCATACCGGCTTATTGGCTGACGCGGATGGGATCGAACCATCGACCAATCGGGTAACAGCCGACCGCTCTACCTCTGAGCTACACGTCATTGAATCGAGTTTGGAGCGGCTCGCGGGACTTGAACCCGCAACATCTGACTCGGAAGGACAGCGCTCTGCCAGTTGAGCTAGAGCCGCAGAATAGGTGCCGGACTAGCCGGCGTCACGCCCGCAGAGCAAGGAGCCGGGGCTTTCGCCTTGATCACCAGTGGTGACCCTTGCTTTCTTCTGCCGCATGCGTGAATGCAGGGCTTCCACCGGCTCCCACTTCACTTTAACGCCTGCGTGTCCAAGGCGATCCCGGCCGCGTAGTCGCAACCCGAAGGATTTGGTAGCAAGGGCTGACTCATGCGCTAGGTGCTGGTTTGTGGCGGCGCGCATGCGTCCTGATTCGGTGGCAGTTTGCACAGACTAGATCGCATTTCGCTATTTCCTCTAACAGCTTTTTCATGCTGTGAGGGCTGGCAACAAGATTCGCAACATTATCAGTCTTCAACTCACCTTCGCGGTGATCGAAGTCCATCACGAATGGCGGGAAGCTATGGCCGCAATCGCCGCACGGATGGCTTTTAAGGTCGTCAACCAGCTTTCTAAAATCATCCTTGAGTGCTGACTTTCTGGCTTTCGCCCGTCGCACATACGCCTCTTTATTTCTCTGGTAGTGCAGCTTTGTAGCGAAAGCCTTACAGGCGTTGCATTGGGAATGCCGACGACCTTCACCTCTGAGAGGGAATTGGGCCAATGGTTTTAGGGCGCCGCACTTGGTGCACTCCTTCTCCATCTACCACTTCTCCACCCTGCGTCGAAACAAAAAGCCCCGGCAGATGCCAGGGCCTCAAAGCCGCCAATCCTCAAACGCGCAAGATCAGCAGGATGGGAAAAGTTTGTTGCATTGTTGCGCCACTGTCAAGCCACATCTGCAATCAAAATGCCTTCTCTTCGAAGAATATTCTCAGAATCATTAAGTGCCTCGTTGATCATTTCATCCAGGGTTCGCTCGACACCTTTCTTCCACCTCCAGTAGGTAGTCCTGTTCAACCCCTGGGAATCCCAAGAGTTGATGTCATAGAACTGCTGAGGCAGGACGATCATGTCGCTGGAACGTTTCCCCTCGACTCCCTTCAACTGCGGGATCGCCCAGGCAGTTACGGCCTTCATCACGAATAATTGAGGCGCGTGGCTTGCAATAACTGGCACCAGCGCACTGATGGACTCGACCTTCTTTGCCTTGTGAGTGCTGTACTTCGCCACAAGCGCGTTCCAGTGCCGCGGCTTGAGCTGGCTGTGCAGCCGGGCATGCACCCAGCAATCAGCGTCTATGCGCTTGATGCCTGAAGTGTTCGAGCCCCTGATCAGCCCAGCTAAACCCTCGCTCTCTGCATACCCTGGCTGGTAGAGCTTCTGCCAGGCTTGCTTTGCAGTGTTGTCGATGGTTTCCGCCGCCAAGGCAGAGACGACTGCCGACCGAATGCTGGTGTAGATCATCATTCGCCCCCTTGAGCGCTGAGCACGGCGTTTAAAACGTAAGATTGGTCTGTCTGTTCGCTGACTGTTTTGCTCCTGGAGTTGACCTGCGAGCGAGCATCACATCCAGCACAGCACATGCCGAAACAGCCTCTCGGAGGCTCCAGATAATCGGGGTATTCGTTGGCGCGCTCACCATCCTCAGCACCTGGCGTGCTGACCATGTTCGACAGCAGCAGCGGGTGATAACCGTCGGTGAACCAGTTGCCCAGCCAGGCGGCAGCAATACCGATCGCATAAACGATGAGACCGCTCCCTATGCTGAAGAGAACGATGGTCAGAGTTTCTTTGGTCATGCCGTTGCCCTCTTCAGTTCGCGCACCCAGGCCCGGAACTTGGCCTTCAGTGCTTTGATTTCGTCGATGGTCAGTTTCAGGGGCTCATGAGGGCCTTCCAGCCACTCCACTTGCTCGGCGCCGATCTTGCGCACCAGGTTGATCCGGTAGTTCACGATGTCTCCTGACTTGTGGTTGTTGCATGGGGCGCATTGTTTGTTCACGTTGAGCGGCTCGAAGCGCAGCTCGGGGCTGGCGGCAACCGTCCTGTAATGCCCGGCGTGGTACTGCCCATCGTGGTGGCGGCCACAACTAATGCACGGTTGGTCGGCGTCGCGCAGGCGAATGAACTCGTTGAACGCCTGCTGAGCCTCGCGCAGGTGATCCGCCCTGCTCTTCAGCCTCTCCTTCCGCACTTTGATCTCCCGCCGCTCGCGCTCGGCTATGGCCTTCCGCGCCGGCTTGGCGTGCTTTTCCTTGATGGCCAGGGCGCAGGCCGGGGAGCAGACGCGCTGCCCGAGGCGCTGAGGGACGAACGTGGCGCCGCACTCAGGGTTCTGGCATTTCTTCGGCTTGGGCTGGCTGGCGGTGAGCGTCATTCCGAGCCCTCCACCGATTCCTCGCGCAGTGCGTCAATGGCGTACTGCGGAACGCGATAGCCAAGCTCTTTCAGATACTCAAGCCGGTCTGCGCAGGCCTCTTGATCGGCATCATCGAAGCTATCGCCGTCATGCGGGAGACCAATCTGCACACGGTCAGCCGCACCAACCATCGCCATCACCTTGTGGTGACGCTCCAGGTATTCCTTCACGTATTCAGGCTCGAAAGGGATCTTGGCAGGAAGTTCCTCCTTGAAAACCACCCTATTAGCAGCCACTTGAGTCACAAAGCCACCGGCTACGCTTTCGTAGACGTAAACATCGCACTTGAAATCATCGCTGCTCCAACGGCAGTAGCTCATGCTTCCACCTCCCTGCTCTTCTGCTGCTCGGGCTGGAAGTCGCCGCGTAGGGGCATCAACTCATGATCCCCGTACGCCAGGGTTCCTTTGCTGACCTCGGCGTGGCGCACCACCCACCCGGAACTTGGAGCACGAAAGCCTTGGGTGATCTCGTCGCCCTTCTGGAGGGCTCGCTCCAACTCAACTACCGATCCGGCCGGGAGTAGGGAGTCGTAGACCAGAGTAAGGGCCAGATCCCCGACCTTGAACTTGCTCATGCGAAAGTCCCCATCTGATCAGCCGCCGCCATGGCGTCAGCCTCGGTTTCGAAGTGAGAGGAAAGGACCAGCCTCCAGCAGGCGGCAAACACATCGCGGTAAAGCGGCTCAAAAGCTGTGTCGTCCATGCTCGCCCAACTGATCGACTTGGCTTCCTTGCGAACGCCGTCAGGCGTGTGGATCAGGTGGAAGTGACCGGCCTCGATGGTGATCCACTCGCGGAACGCCTCGCGGCTCTTCTCGACTGCCGGAAAGCGGTCGGCGCGATCAGCCTCAAGCTTGGCGATGTACGCAGCGACGGCGTTCTGCAATTGGCCAGGACGCCCATTCAGATCCTCGAAGTATTTGGCCAGCCCACGAATGCCACGCATCTCCTGGCGCGGCACAAGACCGCCTTTCGGCTCCCAGTACTCCCATGCGAGATCCAGCATGGCGAAGAACTTGCCGTGGAACTTGGCATTGCGCATCCGAGTGAATTTCCCGTGGACGACCTGGCCGGCCTTCCACTTCTGGACGGTTTCTCGATCTGCCTCGGTCGCCGGGACCAGGCCCTGGGCTGTGCGGATGAGAGCGAGTTCAGCCACGGCTTGCCTCCTGCTGGTGATCGCCGGGAAGGCAAGCCATAACTTCCTGTCCACGACTACGAGCGACAAGGCAAGTCATGTTCGTATTGGGGTTGTAGAAGCTCCAGGCTGTTCCATTCCCGGAGAATCGGTCATAGAGATGGATAGCCAGCGCGGCGAAGCTCATTCCGATGATTGCCGCCAGCATGTAAGTCCAAAACTTGTCGATCTTCTTGTCAGCCACGGCTTGCCCTCCGCTCAGCCATTTCCGCGCATTCCCGGCACTTACGAACCCCAGGAACGAGTGCCCGCCGCGCTACAGGAATCTCTTCTCCGCAGTCCTCGCAGTCGGCCAGGCTCTCCCCCAAGTAATGGATGTACTGGACTCGGGCATTAAGCCGTTCGGCAAGTTCACGCTCGGCGTAGTCGTTGGCGATGTCTACGATATCCATGTCACTCGCCCTCCCCTTGCAGGCTCTTCAGCAGTGCCTTGAGTTGGCGATAGCTTTCCATCGACTTGGCGCTCGATTCGCGCTCCTGCTCGACTGCCAGCGCGACGTCCTCGATGCGATCAGACAGGCGCTTCATGTGCTCGGCCATGCCGGCGAGCTCGTTTGCCAGTTCGCCTAGCATCTCCAGCGGGGAGGCGGAGCGCTTCGGCTCGGACTGGGTTTCGATCTTCTTCGCGGGCTCCGCCATCTTCGGCTCCTGATGCTTGGTCTTTTTCTCGACTTGGATTCGTTGGTAGTGGTCAGTACCAGTGCGGCGGATCAGTCCGGAATCGACTAGATCGCGCAGGCAGCCCTGGACAATCCGAACGTCCGGCGTGCTTCCGGTCATGTTGCGAAGTGCGGTGAGCACCTGGAACGAACGCCAGGGCTCAGAGATCGGTACGCACTCGTAGACCTTCTTCGCGATTCCGGTCTGGCCCTGCATGAGGGATTCCTGTTTTGCGGGAGTCACTGTTCAACCCTCCCTTCCGGCCAAATGCTCTTCACGACCGCGAGCGGGTCGCAGTCTTCCATCAAGATCATCGTGAACGCAGGGCGACCCGGCAGAACTACCTTCCAGCAGCGCTTCATGCGGCCTCCTGATCGGCTTGTTGTTGGGTGATTCCGGAGAACTCAATCCACTGGCGAGGCTTGTGCCCTTCCCGCTCCATGTACTGAGCTGACGCTGGGTCAAACCAGAGCGGGATGGTTTCCTCGATGCCGGTGAGGCGCTGCTTTGTGATGACCATCTTCACGTCGGAGTGAGATGCGTAGTACGCGCGGTCCTCTTCGCTTCCGTCCTTCATCGCGACCTCTTTCTTCTTGTTGCGCCAAACGGTGATCACGTTGTCGGCCAGGTCGGTGAGGATTGCGCCACCTCGAACGTCGAGTTTCCCCGGCAACTTGGTCTCGTCGTCAGCCTTGCGCGGGTGGGCAACCAGATGGACGTGGACGCCCATTTCATGGGCAAAGCCAACGATGGCTTCCATGGCCTGCTTCTGGCCGTTGTAGTCGTCCTCGGCCATGCCAAGCTTCGCCAAGCTGTCGACGACGAACTGTTTCACCCCGTACCGCCGTGCGGCATAGCGGAAGGTGTCGATCATCTCGGCGGTATTGGCAGAACCCATCTGGTTGTAGATCCACAGCCGACCTCCTAGAAACTCCAGGATCGCGTGGATGTATCCGCGAGATGGCAGGTTCATTCCCGCCGCCTGGCGAACCATGCGTTGCAGGGTGCGCTTGGCTGGCATCTCCATTGAGGCGATGCAGAACTTTTCGCCCTGGCGCATGCCGTGGAAGGCGAGGTAGTTCAGGAGCTGGGATTTCCCGTGTCCACTCCAGCCGGTCCAGATAGTGACCTCGCTGTCGCGGAACCGAATGGTGTCGTGAGACTTCTCCCACGGGGTCGCCATCCCCATTACCACCGGGTTGCGCTCAAAGAACTCAGCACAAACGTCATCGGCGAAGGTTTCGGCTCCTACCAGCTTCTCCGGATCAAGGGTCTTGGCCTTGGCGTAGCAGTCGTCAATGTCGTCTCGTGTGTAGAACAGGGCGTCCAGGGCTTCGTTGAAGTCCTTGCAGCCCAGGTCAAGGATGCGGCAGCGCTCACGCCCCAGACGCTTGATCAGTTCCTCGGTCGCCTGCTTCCCAGCCTCGTCGTTGTCCATAGCGAGGTAGATCACGTCGAACCGGGAGAGCCGCGAGTATTCGTGCTCGATCCACGCCTGCTTCTCGCCCTTACCGCCCCCAAACGGCACCGACAACGCCGGACGACCGTACTGCCAGGCGGTCATGGCATCGATCTCGCCTTCGGTAATGGTCACCTCTCGGGCGCCTTCCGGAATCGCCTGCCAGCCGAACAGGCACGGCTCCGAATCCTTCGAGGCAAAGATTTTCTTCTTGCCGTTCTCGCGGTCGATGCACAGCGTTTTCCAGTGGATCAGGGTGCCGTCGCGCAGAAACGGAAACACGATGTCGCGGCCCTTCTCGCCGATCTTGAACGCCGCGATAGTTTCCGGCTTGAGCCCACGGCCAGCGAGGTAAGCCATGACCGGAGACTCATCGGCAGGCGCCTTGCACTTCGGTCGATCAGGCCGGACGTAGGCCTTCCTCGACGGTGCTTCGAGCTTGGGCTCGGCGATCCCCAGGTAGGATTTCGCCTCGGTGAGTGCAGTGCCCATGTCACAACTGCGAACTGCACGCCACAGGTCCAGCAAGTCGCCGGTTTCACCGGTCGAGAAGTCGCACCAGACGCCGGCTTTCTCGCCCTTGAGGTGGACGCCCAGGCTCTGGCCCTTTTCGCCGTTCACGCTGCCGACACGCCACTCGGCTCCCTCGCGCTTTCCGCTGGGCAGCAAGTGGTGCGCAACGTCGATCACGCGATCAGCGAGGCGCTGAGCAATCTCAGAGGGGGTCATTGCGCCTCCCCGGCAGCCGGCAGGCGCTTGCAGGTGTAGTCGTGCGTGTAGATCGACAGGACTGTGTTCGGAAGGTGGTCGTGCCAGAACTCGTGGGACTCGGTCACATAACCACGCGGCGCTTCGAACGGGTATGTTTTCCCGTTCACGACAGCGCCCTTGCGGATCGGGTGGACGTTCGACTTCACGCGGTCAGGGAACAACCCCATCCACCCTGCGCTGATCGAAGCCTGGATCACTGCATCCGGGTTGGGATGGCCTGCAAGCTGCTTCGCTTGCGCCTTGCAGGTGGTCTCCTTCAGCGGCTTGCGCAACTCGCTCCGGCACTTGACCCATTCAGCCCACACCGATGGCGTGACGTTTTCCGGGCAAGCATCCAGCGGGTTGAACTTCGGAGACGGCACAGCCGGCTCTACCCCCTCAGGGGGGTAAGGGGGGTTATGCTCTTTCTCTTCTTCTGTATCTTTATCTAGCGTGACATTGCGTGACTCTGCGTGACATTGCGTGACATCATCAACTTTAGATGCCTCCCGCTCACGTTCGCGCTGCTCCCTTTTACGCTGAGCAGCAGATTTTGCGCCTCTTTCAGGGTTACCGGCGTCCTCGCGCTTCGGCTGACGGTTATCCCATCCAGTGAGGGCATCACCATCCAGAACGCGCCCTTGCATCGCGTCGATAACATTCACGATCTGTTCGTCTGTCACGTCAAGCGCGCTAGCCAAATCTTCCGTCGTGACAGTCACGTGACCGCGCGTGACATTTCGTGACGCATCGACCAGAAGATGCAAATACACCGCCTGGACCAACGCAACGGGTTGCCCGGATACGCGAGCAATCGTTCTCCATTTCGGATCATTCGGCATGTCATGCCAAAGCCGCAGCCAGCTATTCGACATTTCCTTCTCCTTTGTCATCGTCCAGCGGGCCACGCATGTCTTCCCGCATCGATGCGGCGAGGATGCAGATGTCGCTTGTGAACTGGTGGAGTTGATCCAGAGTGATGGTCACGACCTGATCACCTTGGCAGATGGCAATGGAGTTCTTCGCCGGACGAAGCTCCAAGGCGTTGTAAGTCAGCGTTCGAGGTTGCATAATTCACCTGTCACCTGATGTTGTTTTCCCACGCGTGATTCGGCTGCCACCGATCCACGCACCGACAAAGCCCTGTAGTAGTCGCTCAGGGCTTTGTTGTATCTGCGCCTCCACTCACTCGACCCCATACCCGCCAGCTCTTCAGCAGCGTTAGCCATTGCGGCGTAGTCAGAGTTCGTGAGACGAGGGCGCATAGTCACTTCGCCCTGTGCAGTTCGAGCACGGCTCGAACCTCTTCATGCCGGGCAGCCATGTGCTTGGCATGCAGGGCCAAGATTTCCTTCGCCTCATCGGCGCTGATCTCCCCGTCTTCCAGGGCCAGAGCGATCATCTGATCAACCCGTCCACGCTTAACCGCTGTACGCAGCGAACGGTGGTGCAGGTCTACGTTGTCCAGATCGCCCGCTTCCGGCGTCCGCACAAACACTCCCCCGTACATCGCGCAGATGTAGTCCGGCAGATAGGAAGTCCCCATCTCCTGCTCCAGGACGTACAGGTCGCCGTCGCTCAGGGGCTTCACGCCCGCCGTTTCGTACATCTGGTTCTCCAGGCGCTTCAGCGGAATCCCCAGTCGCGCAGCAGCGCAATCGCGACCGCCCGGATAGGCATTGGCTACCGTGGTCATTACCTTTCTGCGGGTCTCTAGTACGGGCGTTTTCATGCTCTAGTTCTTCCCATGAGGTTGGTGCTATACGCTGTCAGCCGTGAATTGAGGGGGCGGCGAAAGCCAGCGCTTCGAATGTGGAGTCCGGCGCAACCGTGGTAGCTTTTTGCTTCCACACGAAAAGGCCGCGGAGGCCGGAGATGACTGACGAAATCGACAAGATCGTTGCGACGATCAACGCGCAGAAAGGCGAACTGATGGGCATCAACGCCTTCCTTATGGCAATGGCACGCTCGCTAACACCTGCGGAACTCGGGAGGGTTCTCGACGGGTTCGATAACGAAATTGCGCACATGCGATCGTTCTTGGCGTACTCGCAACTGCCGGACGAAGTCATTGGGGGTCTCGAGGGCTATGTGAAGACTTGGAACGCGATTCGAACGAGGCCAAACCAGTCTTGAGAGACTGCGCCCAGAAAGCGTCTCGGCTCTCCTCGTCATCCTTCAGCGCATTCTCGGCAGTCACTTTCTCTGGCCCGGCCAGAACCATTTCGCGGGCCAGCTCAAGGAAGCGCAGCGCATCCTCTTGGCTCATGCCTGAGTCGAACTGGATGTAGGCCGTTGGCCACTTGTCGATCAGCCGGATTTCACTGGAGCTCTTCCTCGACGAGGTGGCGCCCAGGAAGTAGGCCATCGCCAACGAGGTCCCAAAGATCAGGATTTGCATGAATTCGGTCATGGCTGGCCTCCCGGCCGGTAGATTGGATCGGGTTAGGCGGCGGACTGCTCAGTAGCGACCTTCAGGGCGCCTTTCGTAATGCGCTCAATCTCGTACTGGCGGAGTTTTGGAATTTCTTCTGGCCACTGGCGCACCGCCTCATAGGTAATGCCGAGGGCTTTGGCTACCTTCGAAACGCCGCGGAAGTGGCTGATCACTTGGGTCTTGGTCATAGGCGACTCCAGTTCACTCGCACCAATTCAAGCATGCTTGCAATTACAAAGCAAGCATGCTTGGCAAGCTACCTTGTAGATTTCTCAACATGAAAACCACAGACCGGATTACCAAGCTCGTACTCGCCAGAAAGCCGGAGATCGGCCCCCGCGGGGTAAAGCGAGATATCGCCAACACGTGCGGCATCAGCTATGAGGCCGTGAGGCAATGGTTTGCCGGCGACACTGAAAACATCAGAAATGAAAATTTGACCGCTCTGGCCGAGGGCTATGACACGACGGTGGACTGGCTTCTATCTGGTTCAGGAGAGCCACCTAGACGAAAAGCAACGAGCAGTGCGGCAGAGAAGTTCCTTCAAATGTTGCAAGGCAAAAAGCTTCGTCCCGATCAGCAGCAGCGCTTGGAGCAGGCAGTGCTAGACACTCTGGATGATCAGCCCGTGGTGGAGGCCGCAGACAATGTGATCATCGCCGACTTCTCCCGCAAGCCACTGGTGGGCGATGAGATTCGCATCGCTCATTACGATGTTCAGGGGGCGATGGGCAATGGAAAGGTTGTTCAAGATTTCCCAGAGATGTTCCGCGATGTCACGGTCAGCCAGCAGCATCTGCGCGAACTTGGCGTTAAGTACAAGGATCCATCACATCTGAAGATAATCACTGGCGACGGACAGTCGATGGCCCCGACCATCCAGAACCTAGATCCGCTAATCGTCGATGCCAGCATTCGCGAGTTCACCGGCGACGGTATCTACGCGTTCACCTGGCAGGGACTCTTCTATATCAAGCGCCTACAGTTGAAAGGGTCAGACCACTTCAAGATGATCTCGGACAATACAAGCCACCCTCCAGAGGATATTCGAGTGGATGAAACCTACATCCAGGCCAGAGTGTTGCTGGTCTGGAACGCGAAAAGGCTGTGATGGGCAGAGGCACCGCATCATAGGCAAGGTCATCTGGCGGGGTGGGGATCTGTAGCTATGGGCAGATCATGGGGGAGTGAGCCAGCTATGGGAGCCAAGGGCTTGGTGCGATAGAATCAGCACATGGACAGAAACAGCCTTGACCAAGCAGCCCCTGGAAAGGTGCTCAGGTTACACATGGAAGGAATTGACGACCTAAGCGGGGACGTCCGCCTTGGCTCGTTCATCGAAAAGCTTGCATGCTTGAAGGCTGCGCTTAGCGAAACCGAGCACCTGCTAGCTCACGGTAAGCGAAGCAAGCTTGATTTTGTTGTGAGCGAACTCAGCCATAACAGCCCTGCCATGATAGGCCTGCGCGGGGTTAGCGAAGTAGATAGCGCCATAAACGCAGAGAGCGTCATTGATGAGCTAACACGCTTCATTGACGGAGTCAGGTCTGGAACAGAAATAGTAACTTCTGAAAAGGCCAAGCTAATTGCACACTTGAAGAAGCTTGCAAGCGGTATCGGTGAGCGCTTCACAAGGATATGGCTTGATGGCATCGGCATTAAGACTATACATCTGGATGCGAACACCGCCCAAGCATTCGAAGATGCCATGCCAAATACCAGGCGCGAGACTGGAAGCCTAAAAGGCATAGTAAAACAATATTCCGCCATAAATAATAGATACTACTTCAAGATAGTCCCACCTATTGGCGGGATCGAAATTAAGTGCATATTTACGCAAGAGCTTCTAGAAAAAGCGGCAGCAGCAGTTGAGCATAATGCTACCGTTGAAGGCGAGCTTAAGTATTATAACGACGACTTCTGGCCTTTTGAAATAAAAGTCAAGGACATCAAGATCCATCCAAAAGACTGCGACCTGCCATCGCTCGCGGAAATGAAGGGATCCGCGCCTGATGCTACAGGTGATCAGAGCGCCGAAGACTATGTAAGGGAGCTGCGTAGTGGCTGGTAAGCAGTCGATCGTGTACTGGGATTCATCGGCGTTTTTAGCACTTCTGAAGTCTGAAAATCATGGACCAGGAGTACTTGACGCTCTGGTTTCTCAAGCTGGCGCATTTGACAGAGCTGAAATTACGCTTGTCACTTCGACAATCGGCATTATGGAGGTCTTGTCGGCAGAAATATCAGACGCCGTCAGAGATCGCTTTGAGAGCATGATCAAGCGTAGCAACTTCCAGCTCGTTACCGCGAATGAGGGAGTTGCAAGGAGCGCAGCAATCCTGCGCAAGCATTGCTACACCAATGGAAAGTCACGCGGCCTAGAAAAATATATTATCAGTCCTGCTGACGCTATCCATGTCACATCTGCAATGGTTGTAAAGTCAGATATTTTAATTACTCTTGACTCTAGGAATAAAGCGAGGAAGCAAGAACTTGCAATGACAGCTGTTAGTGATTTTTATCCAATAGCCGGTCTGCATTCTGTGCGAATCGAACGCCCATCCACTGGACTCCCAGGGGTTTCAATGTTTTGACTTAGCCTCGCACCTGCGGGGCTTTACGTCTCCGTCACCTTTGACAGATGCCCTCCGCCGCCCTGGGAAGACAGCCGTCCGACACAGGCCACGCCTCGATTCCCATGCGCCCTTTTCACATCAGCCGCGCATTTGATACATTGAGGCGTCCTTGAAGGCACAACACCGAAAGGACCAGGCCGCGCCGGAGCCTTCCCCGGCGCGGCCTTTTCGTTCCTGCCCTTCCATCCCGGCTCTGCGCTGAACTGACGACAGCCATGCCCCGGCGCTGAACTCGCCCCAGCGCTGCCCTCCCGCCTGACACCGAATCCTGAGCCTACCTGAGCAGGTCCGCGCCCGCGTGATGGCGACGAGCCAGGGTGGTAGGATGGCGGTTCAATTCACAGGGAGGTACCTATGAAGTCAGCAGTCATCCTTGCAGTTATCCTCGCATCAGGTTCGGCCTTTGCCGCAAAGCCATCCGCAAAGGCATGGACCCATGAGCCATCAAGTTTCCTTGGTCTGACCTTCGAAAGTAGCAGCATCATGGCGCTCCCTCAGTGCGCGCCAGGCGTGATTGGTTTCCAGCAGACACAGCTTTGCCGGGAAAAACCATATGGCAATCTTTACACGATTGAGGGAAAGCCCTCGATCGGTCTTCGATACAACTACCACCTTTCCGCCAAGCTGAACGAAAGCCAGGTGGAATACTTCATGCTTACGGGTAATACCGATGATTTCGATAAAGTGACCGAGCTTTTCACCGAGAAATACGGAAAGCCCACATCCCGCACCGCACCATCAGTGAAAACCAAGGCCGGGGCATCCTTCACCAACGACACTCTGGTATGGGATGGTGCGCGCGTCAGCATTACGCTTGAGCGATTCTCGACAGACATAAATACCTTCGGCGCAATAGTGCTCAACAAGCCGGCCGCAGAGGCCAACTCTCGGGCCGCCGCTGAAAAAACCAAGAGTGATGCCTCCAAGCTCTAGCCTCCCCTGAACGTGATCGCGCAGCCCGCTTAGCGCGGGCTTTTTCATGGAATCAGAATGGGGTCTCATCCTCTTCCGCGCCCTCTTCCACAGGCTCAACCTCGGGACAGATAGCTTGATGCTCACCCTCGTTCCTAAGCGCCCACCGCAAGGTCACTGAGCCATCATCGTTGAAAATCAGCTCAACTCCATCCTCCTCCGCAATCAGCTCCATCACGGCCTCCCACGCCTCGTCCGTATCAGTATCTAGCCGGTGAACAGTCACCGCGCGTTCTAGCTGCGCCTTCGGCGCATTGATCATTGCCGATACCCTCAGTCCT